TGCAAACACGTGTGTAAATATATTGGGTGCAACTTCTTTGAGATCGACACAAAAGAGCAGAGTCGTGGAAAGTGAACTTTCACCACATGTTGCTGAAGTAACAGGTGTGCAGAATAAATGGGGGCCACCCAAAATGGCACCCAATTGGGCAGCATACAACAAAACTTTGGAACATGTTGTAAATCCTGCAGATCCTTTTGATCCTGATCTAGTTACAAAAGCTATGAAAGACTGGGTTGGACCCGTCAAAGAAGCTTTACAAAATTGGATTAAGGAGGAAGAAGTGCGACCTTTGACCTTGGAAGAAAGTATTATTGGCATAGACGGAAAACGTTTTATTGATGCCATACCTATGAATACTAGTATGGGGTTTCCCATCTTCCAAGCTAAACACAAGTGGTTTGATGAAATTCGCGATAATGGGGTGTTGGTGACGCGAAAACCGCACCCCTCTGTCATTCTAGAAATGGAAAGACAAAAGCAATGCTGGAAGGAAGGTGTTCGTGCCTATCCTGTAACAGCAGCAACGCTTAAAGATGAACCAACTCCTGTAGATTCAGAAAAAGTTCGAGTATTTCAGGGTGGTAGTGTAGCATTCGGAATTTGGTTGAGAATTTATTTTCTACCAATATTGCGTTTTATGCACCACAACCCTACTTTAACTGAATCTGCTGTAGGAGTAAATGCGATGGGTCCTGAGTGGCAAATTTTGATGCAACATGCTGAAAAATATGCTACAGATGGAAAAATGATTGCATGGGATTACAGTAAGTATGATGTGAGAATGAATTCTCAGATCACGCGGGCTGTGATGTATTTGTTCATCGAATTAGCTAAAAGCGTACCAGGTTACACGTCAGAAGACATTGAAATGATGGAAATGATGGTTTTGGACTTGACTCATCCTTTAATTGATTGGAACGGAGTTTTGTTCATGGCTTTCAACATGAATACATCAGGAAATAATTTGACAGTGGACATTAATGGTACAGCTGGAAGCTTGTACGTGCGAATTGCATTTTTTCAACTTTTTCAAGATGTGGAGGTCGGAGATTTTCGCAAGTGTGTGAGTGCATTGACATATGGTGATGATTTTATCG